CCAAATAACGGTAAGGGGAGGCGAAGTCGTCCAGGTGTCGCATTCTGCCCAAGTAAAAGTGGAGACCCCGAATGAAGACCTACCAGACGATTATCTAGAAATGCTGAATTCAGTGTTCCCCTACTCCGAGATGTTGCCCAAAGTGCGTCCCCACTGAATTCCTGAAGTAGAATATTGTCTTGAAGGAGTTGAATCTTTTCAAACAAGAAGAATCCAATTCCATTTGTGTAGCCATAAGAAACGCCAGACGCATCTGTAATCACGGAAGTAGGGTTCAAGGCTGCTTGAGGAGGAGGAAGCCAGGATGGTAGGTCTATTAAAAGAGTCGGCTCTACAAAGAAATCTCCAGCGATTTCCACTTGGAATTCAAAAGAGCGACCAAATCCTGGCTGATTCAAAGGAGGTAAGCGACGAAGCTCAGAAATCTGAGGGGGTGTCGGATTATAGCGATTGTCAAATAAATTTTTACTGGTTTTCTCATCGTCAATGAAATAGACATCTTTATTCCCTCTTGCGACTAACTCATAGAGAGCTCCTTCAATACTATAGGAGGTAGAGGACATTCCTTCTTCTTCCTAGAGTGTTTTTCATCCCTTAAACTTACGATTTCAAACAGGACCCATTAACTCTTCTTCTGTGCTAGCTCTTTCACGCCTGATACAGCAATCATACCACTTTTGCCGACACTTTTGTCTATCTCGCTTACAATCCGCACAGTTCCGTTTACAATCGCGTTTCGGCCGACACGAGCAAGGAAAGAGAGCAGTGAGCAGAATACTGGAACCACATGTCAAAAGAGAAAGTCCTAACACAACTGCTAAGACACCGTCTGTTGTATCCCCGTAGTCCATCTTAAAATATAATTAATATGATTTTTTTAAGCACAAAAATTGATTTTCACAGCTACCTCAATTCATGTATAGCAATGCCCCATTTCCTTCGTGTTCAGAAGACTGCTCTTCATGTTCCTAGTATTTCCAATGTGATTATGCTAACCTCTTGCCTAGGACGAGCTCAACTTCGGATTTACTTTCACAATACGACCAAACCTATAACTCTTTCTTATTCCAACCAAGAAGCCTGGTGGAGCGACTACACGCGGATTAAGGAAGCCATGAAGGAAGTTTCGGAGCTCCTTGTGAAGATTCCTTTGACCGAACAGGCAGAAGTAAAGGTTCAACCGCAAGTGATTGTGGTTGATGTTCCAAAATCTGAGGAGTAAAGTGTATTTCTTTCAAATGGAAGACGCAAACCGAGGGCCTAATGCGGAAAGCATCATTTTCTTTGTTAGTTTCTTTGGAGCAGTCTTCATTTTAAGAGTTTTAGAACGCCGTCCTAAGGAATGCGGCGAGACAAATACTTTCTCCTTGGCAAAGGAGTCCGCAAATATTTGTTTTAACTCTGTATCCGGAGTCTTACCAAAGATCCAAGCATCTCTACAGACTTGTGTCTTATAGCCAGCTTTCAAACACTTTCGGGTAAATCGAAGAACAGACGCTTTTTTCATTCTACTAGTTTTTGTAAAAAAGAACCATAGACCTTCATTGCTTCTTCCATCTGTTTCGTTCTGTATTTATGATGTTTTGCTCGATAGAACATCGTGGTTGCGACTTGTCGTTGATAGGCTTTGGGTTTTCCTCGTAGCCGTTTGAGTGTCTGTTGAGCTCTTATTTTTGTTCCGTATTGCGCTTTGACTTTCGAGGGTCCTTTAGGATTGTCATTGTAGAGTTGCGTTCCTTTTTGTTTCCGTGTATATTTATGTTCTTTCATTTATTAAGAGGATAGAAAGAGCGGGCACATGTTCCCAATGCGATAGGAAGAAGAGACTAGAAGAATGATGAAGCCAATGAGAGGCGAGAATGTTATGAGGAATATCGGCAGCATTAAACAGAGAGAAAGCTCAGGTTGCTTCTGCTTTCCATGAACGAAAGGACCGTAGTAGAACTCCTTCATCATCTGGTAAGCCTCCTCAGCCTTCTCCTTGTTTTCAAAGAAGATACATATACTCGGAACCATTTCATTCTGCTTGAACATGTTGATGTAGAGTCGCCGACCCTTCACCTGAAAGGTCTGAATGACACTGACATCAATGAGTCTCTGCCGATGCGCAACATACCCCTTCGTGATTTCAAGCTCGTTGTCCCAGATATCATTTACAAACGGCATGGTAGACAAGAAAGGAGTTGTCCTAAAAAATAAGGTGGGGATGCGTTCAATTTTAGTGTGCTTAGGCAATTCAATTTTTTAAAGTCTACCCTGTAATGGTCTCACAGGTCAGATAGACATTGGCCAAGAATCGTGGAAGCATGTCATTGTCGTCAGATAGAATTCGAATGGCTCTTGCCATGGTTCCAGCTTTCTGACCTGAGGTCTTCATAAGAATCGCCTTCATATAGCCGAGAATACACATCTTCATCGTGACCACTTCATCCTTGGTCAAGTCCTTGAGCATTTTAGAACTTTCCTTCCAGTCCCCCTTAGAGACCGCTTTACAGATGGCCAGGGTATCAAACTTGCCAATCGTAAAGTTCGTCACAGATTCTGTGGCTGGAATTCCACTGAAGAACTTCTCAGCAGCCTGGAGAATAAGACCAGGAGACGTTACTGAATTTACATAGAGAGCATCATACAGGTCTTTAATATCATCAATGAAGGCTGCCTCTTCTGCTGCCTTCTCAAGCAGAGCATAGGTTTCATCGGTTGTGAGACCTTTGGGTGAAACCATATAGGCTCGCCGCTGGAGCGCTGGAATAATCTTAGTCAGATTGGAAGTACAGAAGATATAATACACGTGCTTGGCGACATCCTCAGTCTCTGTGAGAAGCGCATTTTGCGCTGCGGCTGTCAGCTGATGTGCCTCATCTAGAATCACCACTTTACATTTGGAAGGAGCAATGGGCATATAGCGGATACTCTCAATCAAGCTTCGAATATCATCAATCCCATTCTGATTGGCCGCATTCATTTCCTTGATGTCATACTTTTTGTATTTGGCCCACATCTCCTCAGGAATATCAAAGGCATCTTTCTCCTTTGGACCCATTTGGAGAGCCAGTGCGAGAATGCGTGCGAAGGTTGTCTTGCCTGCACCAATCGGACCATGAACAATGTAGAAGTGAGGAATGCGTCCCACTTGAAACTGGTATTCCAGAGCCTTTACAAGCTCCTCTTGACCGACACACTCTTGGAGTGTCTTAGGTCGCATAGATAAACTTAGAACTCGTTCAGATGCCATTGTGTATTGTGCTTACCCTGGAGGTATTGGAACGCTCAAATTTACCGCAGTAAGCAATAAATTTAAATATAGATACAGTCCCTGTGACAGCATACGACAGAAATGAACGAGTGGAATTCATCCACAGCCTCCGTAAAAAATAGAATTCTTTAGTATAGAGATGGCAAAGAGAACAAAACGCAGCAGTCGTAATGTTACCCGCAAAGTATTACGCTTACCCCAAGGAGTTCTAAATACGGCACTCGGTATCGCTACATCCACCCGCAAGGGAACCGTTAGTCTGGCCAAGCGCACTGGCAACGGTGCGTTTAAGATTACGGGCACCGCCTTGGGCACTGCTCGTAATGTCAGCAAGTCTGCTGTCAACACAGTTGGAAATATTGGTATTACAGCCACAAAGGGTGTTACGAAGCTAGTCAAGAACTCTATTGACTTGGCGAGCAACATTACGGCAGGCACCTTGAAGGGCGTCTCTCGCACTGTGCGCAACGGCAAGAAGCGCAGCACTCGTCGTAGACGTGCTTAAACAATAGAGCAACTAGTTCTTCGTTGAGATTTATCACCTTTTTCACAAAGATCTTGGAAAAGCTTTTTATGAAAAATGCCAACATAGTCTCCTTCGAGCCGAAGTCGCACACAGGAGCCTTGGGGAACTTCTTTGTAGTTGCTTTCTGTGCGAGGTTGGAAGGATAAGGATCGGGTTCCGATATCCTTTAAAAAGGATCGGAAGGATTCTTCTGATTGGGAAAGACTGTGATGTTCACAATATTTCGCATAATGTTCTTCTTGTACCAAAACCCAAAGTTTCATCTTCTTATTTGCGCGGAGCAAAAATCGTCATTTCAACAACGCGGTCGGGACGAACAGGCAAAACTAATTCAGCACGTCTTTGAAATCGGGGAAAGTCAATACGGCCATCCCATTGGTCTCCACCTGCTATCCATTCGTCTAACTGTTTCTTTGTCTGAGAGTATCCAGGCTCATTGTTTGGAATTCCAAGTTCTTTGAGTTTTTTCAAAATTGTAATGGATTCTTTGACACGATCTTGTTTTGATTTCAAAGGCTTTCCATTCCGCATATACTTGTCTTGAATGGTGTTTCCACTCACATCAGACTCTTTGACAACACTTTCAGTGGAATCAAACATTCTGTTACAGGATCTAAAAGGTCTTTAGCCTGAACAACCACAGACATCGTTCACATTTCTGCTGGGATAGGATGTGACACATGTGCTACAGTATTGGACACCGTTGTAGAAACTGTATCGGAGTTGGTAGTCCTGAAAATTTAGTGTTGCGCCCGTAATACAGCAAGTGCTAAAGTTCGCTGTAGGCTGTAAAGGCTGTTGAACCGCTTTAATTCCCGCAAAAATCGTTCGGTTTTGTAATTTACGAATGATGTCGCTTGCGTCCATTCTATCTAGTGGATAGAGAAAATGGAATAGCAAGAAAGAGACTCTTTCTTGCGTCCAGTCTATTCTAATATCTAAAAATACTTCTCCTAGAATTGAAAGGAGACTATGTGTGGAATCTGGTTTCGTCTTGGACCCATGATGGTAATTCATAAGCCCAAAACATGGATTCAGACCTTATCGCCGAGAGGTCCTGAGTCTATGACAATCACAAATCTCAGTGGAGATATTACGATGGGATTTACTCGTTTGGCGATCAATGGATTAACGGAAGAAGGAATGCAGCCATTCAGTGAAGACAAAGTCACTTGGATGTGCAATGGAGAAATCTATAACTGGTCCGAATTGGCCTGCCAGCACAACATTCAGGTCTTACGGTCTCAAAGTGATTGTGAAGTGCTCGGTCACTTATACAGTCTCTACAAGGACAAGCTTACGACCTTTTTTCGGATGTTGGATGGTGTCTTTGCTTTGATACTTGTCGATGAGGAGAGGAATCAAGTTATCGTGGGTAGAGATTCTTATGGTGTAAGACCCTTGTATACAGGCACAAAGTTTGAATGTAAATATCAAACTGGCACAACATTTACTGTTGGCACACAAACACTCTTTTTTAGCAGTGAATTGAAAGGCCTCATTCCTCTTGCTGACCATGTTGGTCATTTTCCTCCTGGAACCTTTCAAGTCTATGACATTGCTACCAAAAAACTCTTACGCTCTGAAAAGTATCATTCAGTTCCTTGGTTAAAGAACCCCTTGTTCTCACTTACTCACACATCAGGCCTTGAGATGGCCTGTATGGGATTGCGCTTTTCGTTAGAGGAGGCAGTTCGGAAGCGTATGCTGATGGAACGTCCTGTTGCGGCTCTCATAAGTGGTGGAATTGATAGCAGTTTAATTGCGTCTTTGGTCCAGAAACAGCTGCGCATACGGAATTTGCCTCCTCTTCGCACCTTCAGCATAGGAATGAAGGGAAGTGAAGATTTACGTCACGCAAAGATGGTAGCCGATTGGATTGGCTCTACCCATACAGAAATTGTCTTAACCGCAGATGATTTTTTTAAGGCAATTCCTACTGTCATTCATGCCATTGAGACCTATGATACAACTACAGTAAGGGCCTCTGTTGGAAATTGGTTGGTTTCCAAAGCAATTAAAGAAAAAAGTAATTGTAAAGTGGTGTTTAATGGAGATGGATCTGATGAAGTCTTTGGCTCGTATTTGTATTTCTACAATGCGCCAACTGACCAAATGTTTGAAGAGGAATCTCAGAGACTTTTGGATACTATGTATATGTTTGATGTTCAGCGCTCGGATCGCAGTATTAGCACTCATGGATTAGAGCCGAGAACACCTTTCTTGGATAAGCAGTTTGTCGCGGTTGCGCGGAGTTTGCCCACCTATTGGCGTAGGCCTATCAAGGGAAGACAAGTAGAAAAATGGATTCTTCGGAAAGCATTTGATGATGGTATTACGTTGCCCCATCAAGTCTTATGGAGACGCAAGGAAGCCTTTAGTGATGGTGTCAGCAGCCAAGAAAAATCATGGTATCAGGAAATTCAGGAGCGTGTTTTAGCGTTTATGCCTGATGACTGGTATGAGAAATCACAGAGACAGTATCAACATTTGCCTCCTCAAACACCCGAGCAATATTATTACCGCTACCTTTTTGAGGTAGACTTTAGTAAAATACCGTCACAGACATGTGTGCCTTATTTCTGGATGCCAAATTGGTCTCCTGGAGCTACAGATCCAAGTGCAAGAACCCTTTCTCTTTATAATGAATCACCTCAGTAAGATGGATGGAACCCCTTCGCAGAGAGACCAACGAGCCACCAGGATTTACAAGTTATGATACATCCTATGAAGCATCCGTTCATATACCTTTTCTTTTCTTAGGAGTTTCTATATTGTGTGGAAAGGCTGATGAACTAGTACACTCTGTGAGTTTCCGCCAAACAGATCTTTCTGGAACTCACATATCAAGTCTGTTTCCTTCCCAGACACTGACAGTTATCTTAAATCCTGTCCAAACTAAGAAAAGCCCTTCCAAAATTACAGTGAGGGAAGCTGTTGATGCTCCATAGAAGAGAGCACCAACACCTACTAACATTATAAAGCCACTAATAGGATAAAGAGCCTGTGCTGACATGGTTTTTATAAGAACCATGCTCCAACTCGTTTCAATTTTACATACGATCTACCAATTCTGGATTGACAAAGATAAGCACTAAAATAGTCATCACCATAAATAGATAGACACCTAATTCTTTTAGTGTGTCTCCTTTAAAAATAAGATGAATAACTGTATTGGCAATACCCCAGATACCTACCCACCAAAGAATTAAGATGATGGAATACGTGACTGCTTTGAATCTACCTGTAAAGGGGAGAGTAGGAGAGTTCATTTAGTAAGGGTGGTGAAAAATTTGAGGCTAGATAGTAGACATAAAAAGGCACTCACTATGTCTTACACTCAAGCTACACTCAAACAGATGAAAGGCCAGGCGGTCAAGGATATCTGGCACACAATGATTGGAAAACCCGCAGGAATTAAAAATACAACAGGACTGAAGAATGGTGATGAAATTATTGAAGCCATTTTGGAAGGGCAGCGTCAGCCAGAGTTTCTCCATAAATTTACTGTGAGACCTCCTAAACAGCTTGTGGAAGTAGAGCAGAAGGAAATGCCACCCAAACCCGGAAAGACGGAAGATGTCGTAATGAAAAAGAGAGGACCCAAACCGAAAGCAAAGCCTGTTGGCATATCCCCTGTAACTGTGAGGCCTAGTCAAGCCTATGAATCGTCAGATATCCCTATTCAGCCCTCTGACATAATACGAATAAGTGTAAAAAAATTGTATGTGGGAGACACGTTGTATTTCTTAGAAACGAAGACAAATAAACTTTATCAATCTATTGATGGGAGACCTGGAAGTTCCTGTGGCACGTGGAATCCTGAGACTCGCGAAGTTCAAGAGGATTCATGAGGCATCAGAGCAGGCCATGAGACAGGGAACGCATCTCGCAGAAGGGTATCAACTGCTGTTGCGTAATCACGAATTTCTTTTTGTGCTGTGGGGTCAAGTCGCAGAGCACAAAGACGCGCATATGCCGCAAGTGATCCTGTTTCAATAAACTCTGTATACATACTTTGAGGGAGAACCATCCGAGCCACTTCAGGAGCCACTCCATTCTTTAGGAGTGTAGTGTAGGTTTCCATCGCGGCCAGTGTGGCATCATTGAGGGTTTCATAGACATATTCTGAATTTGCGACAGGAGTCTCTTTGGACCCTTGCTTTGCCTTTGGGTCCCGCTCACGAATGTCATTTGCCAGAGGCACATAACATTCAGGAGGCGAATCTACATAGCGGCGACTCACTTCATTGCGTGCAAAGCCAATCTGATGGCGATACCATTCACGGGCTACGAAGATGGGCATCTTAATACGAAACCGAAGCTGAGGATGAAAGAAGGGCGTCACGTGGTGATGCTTCGCGAGATAGCGAACCAGTTTTGCGTCTTGCTCTGAAAACTCCTTTGACTCCTTCGCAAAGGAGACACGTGCCGCATTGACTACCGTCAGGTCATCGCCAAACTTCTCTAGAAGCTCAACATAGCCAGTGGTGTCAAGGACATTTAGTTTCTGAGTGGTCATTTGGTGCTATGCTGCGAAGGGGGCTGCTGCGACATTCAAATTTAACTTTAACCTACCTGTTAACGGGGTACTTCATCCTCCTGCGACTGAGAACTCATTGTGCGCATGACAGTAGCAATCTGTGTCTGGAAGCGGTTCGCAAAGGGCGAGGTCATCATAGGTACCACCCCTGGATGCAGATGAGGACTCGAGGGGTCTTCTGGAGTCATACTTCCTAGAGGAACTTGACGGCGAAGAAAACGGGGCGGTGGCGTCAAAGGAGGTGCGTGTGTTGTCATGCTTCGAAGACCACGACCCATTCCAATATAGGCCGAGTGTTGAGCCATCTCAATAGTCTCCTGTTGCGTCATATAGTCACGATGGCTAATCTCAAGTGTCTTCTGAATATCCTCGAGGAGAACTGCCTTGAGAGGATGGTCTTTTACGCGGTCATCCTGCTGAATCTGCTTCAAGAGCGCCTCTGCTTCTTCGCGCATCAATAGCCTTAAGGCAGTCGAGCGCAAGTTACTGAGGAGTGAGACCACATTCTGGCGATATTCTGCCATAATGAGGGAGACAGGAATCTCTTGGAGATTTGTGAGAACAGTGGGCTCGGTAAGCATATCAATCGGATCCAGGGTGGTCATATCCGTTCCCTTAACACGAAGGGAACCCTGTGAAGGAGCAGACTTGAACAGAATGGTCACTTCACCATCCGCATAGAGGTCCCCCACATAGACCGTGGTAATGCCCGCAGGATCCACCTCTGTGCGATACGAGGTAGTCGCCGTGGAACCTGAAGGCAACTGAACCTCAACCTTCTGCGCACTCACACTCACGAGCCCACCCAGAATATCACCAAAGACAGTTGCGACATCCTCCAGATTGGTCACCACATTGTAGGCTCCGCCGCCTACCTTAGCTATATTGGTCAACATCTCTGCGTTGTGGTCAACACCATAGGCAACTGTTGTAAGTGAAAGGCCTGAGCTCTCAGACTGAATCCGCTGAAGAATTTCAATGAGGCCCTGCTCAGTATGAACGCCACTATTCGCATGACCATCCGTGAGAAGTATGAGACCTTGTTTGCGACCAGAAGAAGGGGGCTCTACAAGGGCTCGGGCTTCCAGAAGACCTGCGCTCATATTTGTGCTGCCCTCTGGAATGAGGTTGTTGATGCGATAGAGAATCACTTGACGCTGCTCAGGGGTGGGAATCACACGGCTGAGGAAGGTCTTAGAATCATCTGAGAAGGTGACAAGACTCAAACGATCTTCAGGACTCAGCAGATCCAAAAGAAGCTGGATGGACCGCTTGACAGAGAAGAGTTTATCTTCAGACTCCATAGAGCCTGATGTATCGACGAGAAGCATCATGTGAACAGGTTGTCTTTCATGACGAGTCTTTCCTTTAAGAATGATGCCACCATTGCGAACAAGGGTGGTATCATCCTGAATCTGTGTAAAGAAGCTAGAACAATTCATTGCGTATGCCATTGAATGGGCATAGCGAAGCATTCAATTTTTTTAGGCAAACACTGGAGTTACAATGGCGGGTGATGTGTCTATAGAGACTGCTGTGACTGTTTTGATTTCTTTCGGAAACCGGTTCGCAAACCCTTCTTGTTTGACCTGTTCAACACAAGGCACAAAGAGAGCCCTATCGCTTCCATGAAGAGGAGGCTTGGGAAATCCATTAAATTCACTCGCGGTAACAGAGCTGTAGGCACCCATGTGTGGGAACCAAAGCCAATCTCCAACTTCTAGCTCTTCCATATCGTTGGAATCCGCAATCATATCCAAACTATCGCATGTGCGACCATAGAGAGTTCCTTTGACTCGCTTGCGAGCAGGGAGGTCTTTATTGTCATAGGAAGTTGGGATGCGAATCCATTGAGGTTTTTTGTGGTCAAAGGGAATACAGGAGAACTGTCCATACAAGCTTTCATCAATGGTATAGCGCCATCCGCCACTTGTCAGATTAGGCTTCTTACCGATGACCTGGACGAACAAATCAAACGCAGATTCCGCAAAGAATCGTCCAGGCTCACCGATGTATTTGAGAGTGCGTTTGTTATACTGATACATTGAGGAACGAATTTTCTGTGCGTAGGTTTCAAATTGTTCTTTATTTGAGAAAAATCCACCCCCAATATCAACCATGTCGGCATCATGGCCTTGACTATTCAACGTAGTAATGACTTCGTGCGATTTTTTGATAGCTTTCTTATACTGATTGGCGTCCAAACAACCGGACCCCACATGAAAGCTGACACCCTTGATAGGAATACCTTGTTTGTAGGCATACTTTGCTAACTCTTCTGCCTTTTCGGAAGGCAGACCAAATTTGCGAGAAAATGGCATCAGACTACTGTCATCTTCCACCAGGATGCGCAGAAGAGCAGACCCAGCCCATTTGACTGACGTCAGCTTTTCCACTTCTTCTATGGAATCCACGACCGTTGTGGGAGACCCTAAGGACTTTGCCATTTGGAGGTCTCTCATCGGTTTACAAGGATTCGCATAGACAACATTGTCTTTGAAATCACCCTTTTGAACTTCTGCCACCTCGAGAAGTTCTTTCCCAGATGCACAATCAAATCCAGAACCAAGTGACGACAACGTCTTTAATAACGCACGATCAGGATTACATTTCACCGCATAATACGGCTTAATATGAGACAATTCCTTTCTCCACAAGCTCCAGTTTGTATGGACGCGGGAACTAGCAAAGGCATAAAAAGCACCATAGTCAGAGCGGAAAGAACGAACTAAATGTTGAAGTCCCTGCAGTGTGATACCGATAGTTATACATAACAAAAAATGCTTAGGCTTTTTTCACCGCGGTGAAAAGGGCTAAACCTCCCTTACCGGAAGTTTTCTAAGAAAATGCCGACTCTTCATCTTCAAGTTTGCGCAGGATTTGCCAACCGGGTTCGCGCGATGGTTTCAGGAATCTGTCTCGCGGAGCACTTACAAATTCCTCTTGTCATTCATTGGTTTCCCAAATCACCGGAATGTGTGTGTAAGTTTAGTTCTGTGCTAGACGCTGAAAGCTTGCCGAAAACAGTCAAAATCGCTCCAGAAGATTTGTATATGGCTTCTGAAGTGTTATCTCAAGAAGACTGGGAACGAAAGAACTATTATTGGGACAAGACATCCGATGTATCCATCAAATCGTATGGAATTTTCTTTTGGAATGAGCGCTATGACTTTCATTTGCGAAATCTGAAACCGAGTCGGTTGGTGAAAGACTTTCTGAATAGACGCTGTGCTACAGTAGATTGGACTTCAGCGATTGGTGTTCACATCCGTCGGACGGACAATAAGAAATCCATTGATGGAAGTCCCTTAGAAGGATTTTTGAAAGCCATGCGTGAAAAGAAAGATGCATTTTATGTTGTTGCGACGGATGATGCGAGTGTTCGTGAAAGGATAGAACTTGAATTTGCGGACCGCTGTCTCTTTCCTGCGTCTGTGCTTAGCCGCAAGACGGAAGAAGGAATGATTCATGGAGTCGCAGATTTCTTTGCGTTGACCAAGTGCACCCGAATTCTGGGGTCCACTGCGTCTTCCTTTAGTGAAATTGCAGCCAACTATGGTGCTATTCCTTTGGAGATAGCAAAGCTTTGAACGTCGCAATGCGTTGTTTGTCTTGTCCATTAAAATGGAGAGACAAGAGACGTATGTCCTTGCCTGAGTGTGTTCGTTGATAGACGTTGCCTTTGACAACTTGAAGTTTTTTAATGAGCCCCAAGTCGTCTTTTTCTGTCTTATAAGTTTGCCCACCTTCAAATCCAGTGGCGTTTCCAATACAATGGTCAAACACACAGAGTTCACCTTTATAGAGAAAGGGTTGTGTTAAATCCACCAACTCCAAGAGTTTCTGCTGCCACAAAATATAATACAAGTTCATATCACAGATTTTTCCACCTCCAATCTTATTCTCAATACACATGACTTTGTGTGCGAGTGCATTTCGTTTCGTTCCATTCACATAAATGTCTTCATAGAGTTGTAAAAAAGTTTTACAGAATTCTACTGTAAGGAACGCATTATGAATACTACCGACCATGTGAATATTATTATGAATATGCTCGATTCCATAGGCTAAACGTTTCCCTAACACCTCCGCGATATCGTCTGTTTTTTCAAGCAGAAAACAATCACTGTCCAAATGCATGACAAGACTCAACTTTTCACGCTTCATGAGTTGCTGCACAAAGTAAACACGCGCAAAACAAAGAAACTGGTAGGTTCCATTGTTTGAACACGCAAAATCTGGATTTATCTTATTCAGTTGTTTTGTGCCGATTCCTTTTTCCAATTCATAAAAATAGGATTTCATAAAATTGAGATAAGAATCTTGAAGGTCTTTATAGTTTACGTGAATAACATTGGGGATGGTCGCTAAATAAGCATTCTTCTCACAGCCAATACAAATGACTTTATTTTGTTTGGCATTATATTCGACCACATCCCTCAAATAATAGGAATCCCCAATATGAACAATCACAACGGGTATCTGGGACATTGAAAAGAATACTTTGAGAGCCTTTAGACAATTTCTATCCACCGCTTCCTGATGATGAGAGTTGAACAATTGTATTGCTAAGGTCAACAAAGACACTCCCCGTTCCCGTGCTGACATATCCCATGAATGCATCTGTATCTGTGAAGGCGTGATGGTTCGCAAAGGTTGTTGTTGGTGTATCAATGAGGAGTTGCCCAAAGACATCAAGATTTGGATTGACGGTATTGGTGGAAATCCCAGCACCACACAACGTTGTACATTGGACTGTAGAGACGCTGCTATAATTGGAACTAGATCCGCACGGAGAGCACTTCATCCTTTTTCTAGTAGGACTAGACAGAATGAATAGCTATGAATCTGCAGGAAAGGTTCAATCGTCAGGACAACAAGTTACCATTGCGTATCCGAAACGAAATGAAAGACGAGAGGTGATTATTTTGTTAGAAATGAACAGTCGTGATAGAAATATCGTTCAGTATCCAAACCCAAGTGAATTTCGCTTTCGCTTATTCAGGCCTCTCAAAGACATTGTCAAAATCCAAGTTGCGGGTGGAACTGTTCCAGCACCCCTGTATAATGTAAATACAGGATGGAATCAATTCACATTTCAAGAAGGTTCTAGAAAGTGGAATGTCACAATTCCTCCCGGACGATATACCAACGATACGTTATCTACGACAGTAGCGTCTAGCTTGAATACTTTATCGGGAGTCACCAATACTTATACAGTGTCAATAGCTCCTATAACAGGGGTTCTCACACTTCAGAGAACAGCTGGAGCTGCTGACTTTGCCATTCTGTTCCTCACAGGCGATTACATAGACTTCTATGACCAGAACAATACCCTCCAAAAAATTAACTCACCTGCGAAACTCTTTGGATTTGGTCGAGCCGATTATGCAAATGTTGGATCAAGTATTACAGCGCCCTTTGTCGTTGACCTTGAGTTTTTGTTGAATCGGGCCTACCTCTATATCAATCATGACAACACACAAGACCTGAATACGATTGAAAGGTCAGTAGGAAGACAACAACCTCACGCCATTGTCTATTTTGATGAGCTACGCAACAACTATAAGTTTTTAAATAAAGAGACCTTTGAACCGCTTTATTTGTCGTATCCTGCTCCGATTGCTAGAATGGCTACACTCGAAATCGCGATTCGAGATGAATTTGATAGATGTGTGGATTTGAATGGACGCGATTTTACGCTTCTTCTAGAGGTGGTCTACCTTGATTAGACTTGATAAGACCTTGTAAACGACGCCGCGGTTTATAGTTGCGGAGGCTTTTAAAGGATGGAAGAGACGTATTTGAATTTGAAGTTGGGTCCACGGAAGTCAGATTGGAAGATGTGGAGTTATTGCTTAGATTGGAAGATGTGGAGTTATTGCTTAGATTGGAAGATGTGGAGGTATTGCTTAGATTCGATGAGAAACGCTTGCGCGTAGAAGCTCGTAGTCTTCTTGTATTGGTATTTGTATTTTGAAGGAGTTGATTGTAGATACGAAGTTTTTTTAATTTGGACTCTACAATTTGTTTGGCTTCAGGTGACAAGGGCAGAGCATGGGCATTGCGTTGAAACTCTCGTAGTTTCTTGTTTATATAGTCTTTCCGATTTGCCTGGTTGAGATCAATGTAGAGTTTTCGTAAATAAGAGGAAGCTTCTGTTTCATAATTCCGTTCTACGTATTTATTGACAGGATTAGTAGGCTTCGGTGCCCAAATATTCACGATTTCTTCAGCAAATTTCTTTAAAAATTTTTGTCGTTCAGGTGACCGTGGTTTATATTTTGAAGATACCACAGGGATATAGTTGGGAACAGGAGTTACGTTAGGATACTTTGTTTGTGTTGTCGTATTTGTTTTATTTTTTCGGGTAAGGAAGTTGAGGAACCCCATCTATTTAGTCGCATGTTTTTGTTTTGTGTCCCAGACTTTGTATCCATGGGTCTTTCCCATGAAATAGGAAGAGCCGAGCATTTCTGTCGCCAACGTATGAAGCTCTTTCTCTTTGGGAGTCAAGGATCGTTCAAAGTCCTTTTCTTTCTTGTTTAGAGGATGCGGAGGCTGAAAGACGAGTGTTTCGGATGGTGAAGACATGATTCTACTTGCTAACCAGGGGGTTTTGTCGCGCAATTTTACCCTGGTTCAATAGATGGCAACGCCTGAACAGATGCTTCGGGAGGTTCAACTCAAAGGGAGGTCCTTGAACTCCTTTCAAAAAGGGGACACCATTCAAGTCAACAACAAAATGAAGAAAGGATACAGCTATATATTGGAAGAGGAGCCTGGAATAAATTTTGACCCATCTTTCAAGCCTGAATTAACACCAGGTGAGATTCTAGCACTAGGAGCCTTTGAAGGTAAATACTTGAATGACTGTATTTCAGAGTTTCCAGCGGAATGGTATCTCCGAGCCTTGGCCCTCGGTAAGCTCTCACCCCAAAAACCAGATGTAAGTCTCAATTTGTTTCAAATCAAATCACGTTTGCCTCTCAGTGAATGGGAAGAGTATGGATGGGTTCCACCGTATTATACAAAGAAACGTCACATTGATAAAATGGGTCGTGATATCCTAAGTGATATCTCCAAGAATCCCGATGAGCGAGGATGGTTTCAATGGTATTGTCGATATTGGATGGGTCGTCGTATCCCTGAGCTAGATGAAGTTCAGATTGGCCGTTGGAAAGCCTTTACTCGTCATAGAGGTGCTATTAAGAAAAATTGTAAAGCAGGAAATTTGGAGTGTCGGCCGAAACAGCGACAAGCGCTGTTACACTGGGCCTACAATCCCTTTATTTAATCCACTTAGAAAATACGGTTCAACGCATACCGCACGGTAGCAAATAAGACGCCTCCCCATAAGGTATCCATGAGAGCAAAGGAAAATGTATAGTTTTTAAACATAGCAAGATTGGTGAAATCATAGACGGCATAGGTGGCAACTCCCATCTTAAATGCTTCCATCGGTGTTTCCACTTGGAGAACAAGGTAGGCGAGAGCGAGATAGACAACAAACGCAGGGAGAAACTTCAGCGTTAGGTCAGAGCCTTGAATACGGTGGACTAATTTCTGTGCTGTTTCACCAATCAGAAGAAGCCAAGGCAAATCAATTACACCCAACAAGAGGACTGTTGTTCCAAATACTTGAAGGTTGCGGCTCATCTAAACTAGAGAGGATATTTTCTATTTTAGAATGCATCCAATCAAGTCCATATTGTTTGACTTAGATGGCGTGTTAATCAATTCAAGAGTGCTCCATTTTGAAACCTTTCGGGACGCACTCCAACATGTAAATCCAGAAAAGGTTCTTACATGGCCCCAACATGAAAAAGAGTTTGATGGATTGTCTACAAAGCTAAAAATAAAACGATGTGTTGAACTGGGATGGATTTCAGAAGCAGAAGCAATAACTCTCTTTGAAATGAAACAGGCCTTGACACAAGAAAGACTTCCTTCTCTGGTAAAACCAAAGGAGTCTCTACAACTGTTGTTGATTACCCTAAACAACCAGGGATTTCGTCTGTTCTGTTGCTCAAATTCTGTGAGAAAAACTCTGGATATGACACTTCGTTTGTTGGGCATCCAGGAGTATTTTGAAGACACCTTTAGCAATGAAGATGTTCAAAATCCGAAACCATCTCCTGAAATGTATGAGTTGGGTATGAAGAAATGCTTTCTCAACAAAGAGGAATGTTTAATTGTAGAAGATAGTCCTGTCGGACGCGCAGCTGCGTATGCTTCAGGCGCACATGTATTAGAAGTTGAAGACGCAGAAGATGTGACTTTAACACTTCTGAGGGAGGCGTTGTATAGTATTGAGAAACGGGGCCAATTGTATCCACGAACTCTTCCTTATTCTAGACCCATTACATTTAATGTTGTTATTCCCATGGCAGGAGAAGGGTCTCGTTTTAAAGATGCGGGGTATACAATTCCCAAGCCGTTCATTCCTGTCGGTGGGAAACCCATGATTCGCTGGGTCATTGAAAATATGATTCCGAAGCACATTCCTTTGGACCATTATAAACTGAAGTTTCACCTCATTGTCCGAACGTCCTATGTGACTGGAAATACTCTAGATTCACTCTTTTGGGATGTCCCATCGAACGTGAGTTACACCTATCATACAACAGATGGTCTAACAGAAGGAGCAGCCTGCTCAGTGTTATTGGCAGAAAAAGAAATCAATAATTCAGACCCTTTACTTATCATCAATTCAGATCAGTATTTGGAATGGGATCCAGATGTCTTTTACAAGACACTCTTGAATCCTGCCTATGATGGAAATATCTTAACCTTTTATCAGCCCAATCCCTATGACTTGAAGTGGTCCTATGCAAAAGTGAATAAGGATGGACATGTTACAGAAGTTCAAGAAAAGAAGTGGATTTCTCCCTATGCGACAGTGGGTCTCTATGGGTGGCGCAGAGGCGCAGACTATGTAAAGTATGCGAACCAGATGATTGCGAAGAATATCCGTGTCAAAAACGAGTTCTATGTCTGTCCTGTTTACAATGAAGCCATTGCGGATGGGCAACATGTGCGTGTGAAGCTTTGCTCAGGGATGTGGGGTCTGGGCGTTCCTGAAGACCTAGAGACTTTTCGTAGAGAGTTTCTAAAAGAACCACTGAATGGAAGCAATCTATGAGACAATGAATGAGAAGAACATTTGGTATAAGACAAAACCTGTGGTTAATTCTGAGTTAAGCAAAGGGCGATGTGTGGCTGTGTATAGTCTTGGAGATTGGTATCTCCAGCCATCGTTTCAACGTCTTGTAAGACGTCTTAAATCAATTGTGGGAGACAAAGCCTGTTTCTACAATCCGGTTCCCTATCAATCCGAGGGACTCCTTCATCAGACATTGCTTCAATTTATCAAGTTTGGAAGCTATCCGCATGCTGAAGAAATTCTGTTAAACGCTATGAAGTGTGTATCCGACGTCACTGCGCAAAGTAATCTCGCTCTCTGGATTCATTATAAAGGGCTTGTGTGGACTCCAACAGGTGTGGCATTGGCAGGATATTGTGACGATGAGCAAAAAGTTCTACGTGTTAGACAAGAAATTCAGCAAGCCTTAGAAAGCCATGGACTTCCGTGTGAGATACCTTATACGAATGATATTCTTCATACAACGTTGTTCCGATGGACCTCAGAGCCAACAGGATTAGAGTTAATGAAGTTAGAAAAAGAAATAAACCGTTGGAGTGAGTGTTTTCTAGGGGAGTTGCGGGTGAATCAATGGCGAGTTGGAAAAGCCAGTTGGAGAATGCGTCACGACGAGCGTGAAGATTACTTTGAGGTTCCTGTCTATCAACATATATGTCATCGTGGAAATATCTCGGGCCCCATAGAGGGATTTGAGAATAATTTTGGCATCCTTATCCAACGCACTCTCCAAGGAAATCATGTAGAAGTGGATATCTGGTTTCATGAGAATCATCTATGGTTAGGTCATGATAAACCTGAATACAAAGTGAGTTTGGAGTGGTTAGCGTCGTGTAAGCGCAGACTCATTCACGCAAAGGATGGAAAAACCTTTGAGCACCTGATTCAGGAAGCTGGAAAACGAGCATTAGATCTCCATATCTTTTATCATACAGATGAAGACTATGTGCTCACCAATAAAGGGTTAGTCATTTGTTATCCTGGAAAGCCTTTGTTACAAGGAAGTTTGTGTATGATGCCCGAGCGATCCAGCTATAAACGAGAAGAGATTGAGAAATGTTTTTCTGTCTGTACAGATAGTAAGAATGGAATTTCCTCCCATTCTAGTTATTAATTTGAAGAAGAGAACTGATAGATGGAAACAGATTTCAACCCAATTAGATGCCTGGAATGTTCCATATGAACGAGTGGAGGCGATTCAACAAAAAATTGGGTGGATGGGGTGTGGAAAGTCACATTTAAAATGTATTGAACTGGCTAAGGAGCGAAAGTATCCGTGGGTCTTAGTGCTAGAAGATGATTGTTTTCTACAGCCGAACTCCAAAGAACGGTTTGAAGAACTCTTACCCATCTTATGGAAGAAACGAGACGAATGGGATATTTTTAATGGAGGGGGAGGGTATATTTTTAGATCAAAAGTCATTCATGAGAATCCCATACTAATTGACTTTAGTGCCTATTCAGCGCATTTTATTCTTCATCAACAACGTAATTATGAAAAGATTTTAAACGAAGCCCCTGGGTTTAAGATAGATGTATATTACAGGGATCGGTTGTATCAATGGACCACATATCCACATCTCGCAACACAGCGAGTTGGATATAGTAATTTAGTAAAGAAGAAGATGAATCATCGGAAAACATTTGCAAATTCGGAACGACTCTTGGCTCGTCTTGTAAAACAATATCAGACGCGTAAAAAAAAGAAGGATTAAGTGATACAACTCGCTAGAATATGGACACTGTTCGTGTAGAGGGCTTTGGTAGCTCTTTAAAGGGTCAGAAGATTTGGCTTATTGGGGATGAACATTTACTCCCGAACAGACTCCATGTGTTGGAGCAAGAGCTTTTGGGAAGAGGAAAACGTGTTTTATTAATTGCGGATGGGAGGAAGTATGTCCCAAAGTGGTCTCTTTCTATTGAATGGGATGCTGTGTTCAAAGTGCGTGACGCGTTAGAGTTACGCCTCGCGTTGACTTATATTACGAATGCAACAAAACCCTTACGAGTTGTTTGGCTAGGAGATGAACCCACCTCTGCGATTCTCAGTAAACTTCATGTAGGAGAGTCTACATTTATTGGATTTGGAACGAGTAGGCCTCAACAGGCCTGGGATTGTATTTTTTTTTCGGGTGGTCTAGACAAAGGCAGGATTGAAGACGCATTAATGACGCGAATGGGATCCGCAAAACTATCTCATTTCAATTTATCGTCTGTGTTACCTGAATTACGAGCAGCCAAAGCTGGACTTGTCTGGTCCTCCCTAGGAGAATCAGAAAGGTCTGGTCATTTATATTGGTATGATATCGCAGAAGGGGAGCCACCGAATGAGCCGTTTGATATGACAGAGGCGTCTAATTTCCTCCGTGAGCTTGCCGATAGAATTAGCTCAGCAAAGTAACATAGTTTATACAATAGCTGCGACTGTCACCGAGTTTGAATGTAATTTCAGACATTGATAGCGAGTTGTCTTGAATTCAACGACATACCCGTTTAATTTTTCGTCATCGTCGTCGTCTCCAGAGGCAGGTATTCCTCCTGGAGGTTGAAAGAAACCCTCTTTCAAGGGAGCAACCAACATAGGGCACTTATGAGAAGAATGTCCTCCTTCATTACAAAGAGAGCAAGGGATTGAATTCATTGTAGTTCTACCTTTTGACCTACAGTGAATTGGTTTAAATTTTACACCCTCGTTATTTATAACTTCTTAAAGAGCTTGAAGGTTCCCTTCTTGGCGACATAGCCAGCCTTCTTCAGCTGCTTCAAGGCCTTGAGGCCCGCGGCGTGCTTCTTCTTGGATACAATGCGGCCCTTGCGAGTCTTCATCAAATCCTTCTTGGTCAAACCACCGGAAGTGTGCTTGGCGGTGCCGTGAAACACCTGGGACTTGGATCCCGTAGTCATCATCTTACCTCCCGTCTGTATATTCTTGCGTGTATCCATGATTTCTATATTCAATACGAAGAAATTAAAACATTGAGAGCCTGGGGACCTTTCCTGCCAAAATCTCATCGATGAGGGTGCTCATTTTCTTGCTATCGTAGACTCCTGCGAAATGAACGAGAAAATCACCGGGTTGCCAAAGAGGCGCATCGGGGAGACCCATCAAATACGCATTGAACCGACGGCAATCTTTTGTAATTTCGATTTTTTGCGAATCGGAAGGATTTTTCTCCATGAGTTTCAAGATTCCAGCATTCTCCCACCAGATATGATAGATAACATCCGTCTGCTCATAGACTCTCTTCCAAAAGTCACGAAGCCAAGGTGTATTGCGCATGATAATGTTTCCTGCGTTGATATGCCCACACGAATCAAACGCCATCAGCATGTCTTTTTCAGGAGGAAGTAAGGGAGCAACATGTTCTTCCAACTTCAAGTTGGGGTTTGTAATAAAGACATCTGCGTCACTCAGCCATACAAGTGCTCCTTCAGGCACCGTTTGAAGGTGTTTTAAAAGAAAGGGCACTTTGGACCAGGAAATCGGTCGCTCCCTATCCCAATCCGCCTCATCTCCTTGGACATAGGTGTATCCGTGCTGCTTTGCGTAGAACACTTTAGAGGCCAGGGCTTTCTCTAGAGCCTTGCGATAGTCTGCTCCAATCGCAAGTGTCAAAATATGCATTCTACACGACTTCTGAAGTATTCCTTAGATAAGACCTTACTTTGGTCATCAGCTAGAATTTTTAACAGGCTCACAAAAATTGAACGGCTGCGCGACCCCCTTGACGCAAACCCCTATGATTACCCCATCTGAAACAAAGAAAAAGGAGCTTGTGAGTTATAAACGTGATGAGACTGGCCACCTTCTGTGTCATCTTTGTAGCTTCAAACCGAAACCTACACCTACTCATCCACATGGTAATCCTTCCACACTTCATTACCATTTGAAGAAACAACATGAAGGTAACTGTTCCTATGTCTGTAAGCATTGTAACTATCCGTTTCTTCATAAGTTAGCCTTAGAGACTCATATTGCGTCTCGTCATCCAGAGACAGTCACCAATCTAGAGATGTTTCGTTGTGATGTCGCTGGTTGTGAGTTTGAGTCGATTACACGTGGAAATCTTGAAATTCACAAGGCTCGAAAGCACTGCTCGAGCACTGTGAATCAATATTTGGATATTCAAGAAGAGGAAAAGACTAAGATTTACCGTTGTAATTGTTGTCAGAAGAATTACAAGAGTGGAACTGCTTTCAATTATCATATTCTAAAGTGTCTGAATACCCATAATATCGCTGTTCCTATACAGTAAACTTCAAAACGGTGTTCCACCTATCACTCTTTTTTTTCAACAAGGTTCATCGAGTTAATCAGATAATAAATGTGATATCCAGCAGCACCAAAGCCTGTTATAGCTAACAACTCATAAGCAGCACGCGGTGTCTGTTGTTCATTCAGTCCAATGTAGATGAGTAAAGGTCCTATAAAGAGAACATGGAGAAGATTGACCCAGAGACTTTGAGAGCCAGCCTTAAACTTTAGAATAGATTTATACCCATGATACAATGTTATTAAGATGCCCACTACAAAGGCTACCTTATATACTGAGTAAGGGGTGTTGGCACGGCTCAGTGCAATGTACAGGAAAAATGGAACGACTGCAAAAATGTGGAAAAGGCTTAATAGTAAGTGTGTATCCATCTATAGAGAGACCAGATATGTCCGTAAAGAGTTTTCTAGACAAATACTTCAAACCCGAATCTTCCAGAGTTGTCCCCGAAAGCATTTTAGAGCCGATGATTGGTAGTGCGAAGAGAGAAGAGGTAAAGAGTGTTCCTTTTCAAGCCTATTCCAATCCCTTTCATATCTTTACAGACGGAGCATGCTCCGACAATGGAAAGCGAAACGCCAAAGGAGGATATGGTGTTCACGTCTATAAAGACAGCAGTTTGGATATCAGCCAACGTCTTTTGTTGAATGAACCCCAAACAAACAATCGTGCAGAGCTAAGAGGTATCCAAGCTGCCTTTGATTTAATTGATCAGCATGGCTCTACGTGGCTAGCAGATCATACAGAAATCAAAGTTTGGTCTGATTCTGAATACAGTATCAATTGTTTGACAAAATGGGCCAAAGGATGGAAGAGCCATGGGTGGAAAAAGAGTGATGGTGGATTCATTCAAAATATTGACCTCATTAAACCGATGTATGATAGACTAGATAGAATGCCTCGTGTGAAGTTACAACATGTAAAAGCACATCAGACAGCACTAAAAACAGAGTTTCCCTTTGATGGGAATCATAGAGCAGACGAGTTGGCGACAAGTTCTCTGCGTTAATACTTCTTCTTCTCCTCATCGGATAATTCACGCCACATTGCGCCGATTTTCTTGCCGACCGCAATGATATCAGATTTTAAGGAGGGATTCTCGGCAAGAATCTTTGGTCTCGCCTCCTGCGCAAACTTCATGTAGCCACTCAGCTTGCGTGTGCCCTTTGCCTTCTTCTCCTTCTTTGATTTCTTGGCACCTCCACTGCTCGTAAAAGTTTGCCCAATGTCTTCTTTCGTCTCATTCAAATTGTTTACCATAGGAGTCAATGTGTACATCTTTCCGTCAATCTCAATCTTTGTAGGTGGCATTCTAAAGAAAAGCGATATTTATTTTTTTTATGAGGATTACATTTGGTATTATTACTGGAGGTAATCAAAGTGCTTTTATCAATGAAATAATTGATAGTATAGAATCGGAAGCGATTCCACACTATGAAATAATCATTGTGGGTGCGTGTTCTATTCAACGAGCAAGGACTGTAGTCTATGAGTTTCCTCCTGACAAGCAGTTGCCTTGGATTACGAAGAAAAAGAATCTGATTGCTCAAGCCTCTGCGTATGAGACAATTGTATTTCTTCATGATTATATAAAACTTGAGAAGGGATGGTATTCAGGGTATCTTCAATTTCTCAAAGAGAACCCGGAGTGGGATGTTGGTATGTGTAAAATAAAGCAAAGTAATGGGCAACGAGCAATTGATTGGATGGGCTTGCCCAATGACCCAGTCTATGGGAATATCTTATTACCCTATGATTACTGTAATCCCAAAGGAATGTATGTTCCTGGAAACTTTTTCATTGTGAAACGCGACTTTCTTCGCAAGCACCCCCTCGATGAAACACGTATCTGGGGACAAGGTGAAGATATTGAATGGTCAAAGCGTATTTTTGGAGGAAGCGATTCTTCGGAATGGTTACGCACTATCTTAGGCAAGTCTGTTGATGTGAGTATACCAGAACCTGAACATCCTGCACTCTATTGTATGAATCCGTATAGCTCTGTGATTTATATGAAAGAAAAAGGTGTCTCTTCTGATTATTTTACACCGTATGATTATCATTCAGGAGACAATTCAAGACCCAAAGGATTCAAAGAGGAAGACTATTTGTATATGCGCAAACGCAGGGAGCGTAAAATTGAATCAATTCCACTATGGAACAATGTATCACACTATATCTACCTTCCAGATGGCTCGCCCAGTGCGGTCCAGTGATTATGCACTGGTTGAGCAGTTCCTCATGGACCCCAATACGATGCGAATGAGACAATCCGAGACAACCAGTTTCCATATCGCCATGGTGGTCCGGAGAGGAAAGATTCTCGCCGTGGCATCCAATCGTGTCGGATCAAGATCCCAGGGATGTGGCTTCTCTACCTACACAATTCATGCAGAACGCAATGTTATCAAGCAGTTTGGTGATACTAGCCAACTCAGAGGCTGTGATTTGTATGTCATGCGAATTCATCACAATCGCATGACAGACGAACGGCACTTTGGAAATTCAGCTCCGTGTCGTGACTGTCAGATATTCTTGGAGAAGTGCCAAAGGCGGTATGGTCTTCACCAGATTTATTACACAAGCAAGGAGGAGAAACCCTCTTAGAAATACGTGCTCAATAACAAATCCGCATGCTCTACCGCCCCTTCCATCCAAGCCTGTCGTGTGGAGAAGCTTTCACCGCAGCAGTAAATATTTTTTTCTGGAAAAGGCTTGAGTGCTTCTTTGGATTGCTCATAGGGGTCATAGTCTCCAGGCAACCAATAACTACAACCAGACGTCCAGGGGTGGCTTTTAAAGAACAAAGGGTCTGGAATCTCTTTCTCAGGGAACATTAAACGAACCTGGTCTACCAGAAAGTCGCCTGTTTTCTCTTCTCCTTGTTTCTGTAAAAGCGCCAAAACGTTTCGCGCATCTTTTCCATCTGTATAAGAAAGCATCACTGTTCCACACGCTGGATTGATGGGAATGAATTGCCTGACAGGACCCGCACTTGTCACTTTCGGAATGTCCGAAAACCAGCTTCTTCCTTTCTCTGTTGGGAAGACAGCATAGGTTCGCACAAGAGGTTCCATTTTGACTTTCTGAAGCATGTGCCATTGTTGAAAAAGAGGAATCTCAGCAAAGGCGTTACGATGAAGCGCGCAAATGAGAGTAGGAGTTTGCCATAAGACGTCTCCTTCCTTTGCCTTAGTTTTCACAACGACCATAGCACTCAGAGTTTCAATCTCTGTTACATTTTGGCCATACAGAAGAGAACCACCCAGAGACTCAAACTCCTGTTTCATACACTCTATGAGCTCAGAAAGACCTTCTTGAACAACAACATAGCCACTATAGGTTGACATTTCATCTTCAAACGAGAGCAGTCCCATATCCGCACGAAGCGTATCCACTTCTGCACGATAGGGGAATTGTAAGAGGAGCGCATTCGCCTTTTCTTTTCCCAAAATATGCTCAAGGATATCGCGCAAAGTATGCTTTGCCAAAAAGTCAGAATGAAGTTCTCGTATCACAGGACTGAGTAGCCTGATGGTTTCTGTAAAAATATTTTTTGTAAGTATCCCATCCTCTTCATATAACATTTTCTCACCAATAGGGATTGTATGAAGGTTATATTTTTTCAGGTATCCTAACACTTTCTTATGACTTGTATGAATGCGACCTGCGCCATTTTCCCATTGGAGCTTTGAGCAATGTCCCTTCACATCTTCTATTTCTTTATGATAGGTCACTACACGCCCTCCAGTATATGTATATTTCTCTAGAATCACTATCTTTAAAGAAGGTCTTTTCTGTAATAATTCAATACCACAGTGAAGACCTGCTATGCCAGCTCCTATAATAATAAGGTCTGCGTTCATCTGTTGTTACTCAGCAAACCTTTTTAGCCATTCAACCACCTTTTCTGTTCTTGAATCACCCAATTGACTCATAAGTTTCTTATCCTTGATGATAAGAAAGGTGGGGATGCTGCGTATTCCACAGTATCCTGCCGTATAATCATTTAAATCAATGTCACACTTTAACCAAGATGCTTTGGGCAACATAGCTTGAATCTCAGGAAGGTTTAATTTCTTACATGCGTTACACCATTTTGCGGTAAAATAAATCACTGTCAAGGGTGGAATCGGATGTTCTGTATGAGCACGTCCTAACAATATCTCAAACTCTTCCTGGGTTCGGAGGAGAGTCATCTCGTTCGTAAACTTTTCGGGGATACTCGTCATCTTCCTGTCTTCTAGGAACAGCGAATTTGCGAAGCAGAGCCGCGGCAAATCCACCTGCTATGAGAACACCCATGCCCATGAACATAATTGTATCGAGATCCTTCGGAAATATATCGAGTGAACCACCTCCTGTCTGTGGTTTAGGAACAGCAGGAACAGCAGGAACAGCAGGAACAGCAGG